TTTTTGTAACTCTTATTTGGAATCCACTTTTGGTGTGGGTATGTGCCTGCTTCCTTTACAATATCTTTTAATTTAGATTTTAATTCAGGAAGTGCATAGGTGTGACCCTTACCTTTTGGTGTAAATGCTAAACCACATGCTTCACCAATCCATCTAAAAGCACCCTTGTGTCCATGTCCTTTGCTCATAGTGTGGATTAACTCATGCAAGATAACTTCTGCAACTGTAACTGGATTATCTAGCTTTGGGCTAATAAAGATGTTGGTAAGGAATTTGCCTTTAGCTTCACCAGTAACTTCATAATCATAATGGCACTGTCCAATGGCTCTAACTTTAGCATCTACTTGTTTATCTACAACCACTTGGCTAACTCTCATATTGGGTGAATAAGCGCAAGAAAATTGTATTTTATTAATAGGTAGTTTTTCAATAGTTTCACCTGACACTACTACCTTGTTTACTTTTCTTAATGGCATTGCCTGATAGACACTTGGCACTAAGATTTTTTTATTTAAAATCATGGCTACTTTTCTTATCCATGATTCTCTTGTTTTGTGTTTCATTTGTTTACTCTCTTTCTTTTGATTAAACATACCCCTAAAGGTAAACTGTTTAAACAGAACTTGTCAAGCTTTATTTACACATTATAATTTATTATAAATATCATTATTTTTATAATATTTATAGCTGTTAGCTAAGAGTTAATAAAGTGTTAAATACTTAAAAAATTAAGGCAAAAGTAGTGATTTTGCTTAAAATTATTAAGTTTGGGTTAAATTGATTTTAAGGGGGGTAGGTTTATTTATATGTTGTAAAGTTATCTATACATACTTGGATTCAAAAAAATTAAAAAAGTGGCTATTTGGGGCAAATTTGGGATTTTATAGAGAAGGCAAAATTGGGCAAAAAACAGGTATTTTAGCCTGTTTTTAAACTGAAATTCAAACCCCAACAAATGCCCCAAACTTAAACTTTTAAACTTCTTCAAATGCTAACTGTGTACTAAAAACACTATAAGCAACTTCTGTAAATTCTAAATTGGTTTGCGTAAACCTAACTTGATAAGAATAATTTGTGCCATCTTCAGAAAAATAAAATGGCTTTAATTGTCCAACTGTATATTCAAATAACGCTTCCAGCTTGCCTTTGTCTGTACTATCCAAATGCGTATAATTCAAAGTCCAGCTTCTTTTTCTGCCAAATTTTTGGGTAGTGTAGGCTGTGTTATCATAAGCTTTTTTAATTACTATTCCATTATAATTTCTTCCATATCTAATACCAATTTGGGGGTTGGTTGAAGGTGAGTAATTTGCATTATTATTGCCTGACCCATTTTCACCAAACTTTGCGCTAGTCACAGCCATTATAGTTTCCTTTCAATTTTTTGTCTTTCAGACTGTTTACACACCCTATGCTTCACCTAACCAAAAACCTTTAACACTTATCTTGCCTATGGTTCTTTTTGTTTCTGTAATTATAAAACCAACTTCATCATCACCTAAGTCTTTGCCAAGAACATATCCAATATCTGTATGAAATAAAAATCTATCACCAACTTCTAAGTAATAATATTTTGGGTTAAAAACATCAAATGAACAGATTAGTCTTGGTTCACCAAAGTGTGCAAATTTTCTAGTTTTCCATTCTGATAAACCTGTGCTGTTATTTAAAATACTAAATGCTAATTCTTGTGTGTTTTCATTGGTTAAGTTGCCAAAGTTATAGTTGGTTCTAGGTGTTGAATTTGTTTCAGTGCTTATTGTTTGCCATTTTTGTGTTGCAGGGTGTTGGTCATATTTCATTTTCAATTTTGTTATGACTGAAGTAATAGGTGACAGTTTAAAACTAATGTTGTTTATTTCACTTTTTCTAAAAATTAAACTTCCACCATCTGTGCTAGTTGCACTTCCGCCACTTGGGTGTGGGTCAATATATTTATAAGCCCCCTGACAGTCTGTTTTAAAAATAAAATTGCCTTCAAATTGACACCTATCTAATAATTGTTGCAGTGTTTGTTCTTTGTACTCACTGTAGGTTACAGTATAATTTGACCTTGCTGAATCTAAAGTTGACCAATTTGTAGGTGTTGCTGTAATGCCACCAAACCTATAAACCAAATCCCTGTGCATGTCAATTATAGTTGTGACCAGTGTGCTAGTTGCCCAACTTTGGGTGTAGCCATTAGCCCCACAATATAAATGGTCTATTCCTAAAATTTCACGCATGCCTGATTGCAGGTTTTTATTTGATTGGGATAGGTCAACAGCGCAGGTTGCATTAATTCTTATGTCATAAAGTTCCGCATAATGCTTTAAATTTCCTGAGCCTTCATATTCATCAAAAGTTCCTGAAGTTCTTAATGAAAGTGTGTCAGGATAGCCATCTGTGGTAGCCACATTAACAGTAAATGATTGGGTAATTAAACCTGATGTTGCTGTGTCTGCGCCACTTCCATCTGACATACTTAATTCATTAGTGGAAGGATTCCATGTGGAATTGTTGCCACCAGTAGAAAATGTGGTGTCATCAACCCTTGCATCTAGTTGAATAGTTGCATCAGTATAATTAACACCTGAATCCGCAGAGCCTTTTAATTTATAAACAATAGTAATTGTGTAGGCTGTAGGTGCGCCTGAAAACTGTGGAAGGGAATAGGTTACTATTTCATTTGTGTCTGTTGTTGATTGTTGTGAACCTGTAGCAGAAACACCTGCATTTTGTGTTGTTCCAAAATTAGCAGTGCTGTCTGCGTTTGGTACTGCATAAGCGTTTTCTAAATTTGTGCCTGAACCAGTTACCGCAAAGGGTTTTGACTTTACCAACCTATAAAGTCTTTTATCTGCATAAGAAATATTTAAACCGTTATAGGCTTCAGAAGCACTATCTAGCCCACCTGAATTATTAATCCCAATAGGAATAAATTTTTCCAATAATTCATCCCATAAATGTGGGTGCGCATCAGAAGCTATTGTACTATCTCTAAGCAAAGCCCTAACATACCCCTGTTTACCTTTATCTAAAATTGGTGCTTGCCATAAATCAACACTGGTTGCATAGTCATTATAAGCATTGGGTGTATAACTTCCATAAGTTATTGGCGCAGGTGTGTTTTCAACATTATCCCTAGCTGTTGGAATTGTTATATGGTCAAATGGATTATAAGAAGTAATTTGTAGTTTTAATGTTTTACCCATCCAGTTTTGCTGAACGTCTGCAAGCCTACCTTCAAAAATCTTTAAACATTTGGCAATATCATTTGAATCATTAAGCATGCTAAAAATTTCAACTTTTTGATTTATATAATATCTACTGCCACTGTTTTCATAAAACTCACCTGAAAATAAACCTGCATCATTGCTTAGTGGAAATGTGGATTCACTTGTTGGAAAGTCTGCCACAGATAGTGATATATTGGCTACACTTGATTTATAGGTTCTAAGGTCTATTTTTTCCCTTATTGTTGGTGGGGACATTATTGCAGGTGTAAATGAAGTGCTGGCACTGTTAATGGTTATTGAAGAAGATGTGTTAAGGCTTATACCAACTTGACCACTGGAAGATGAATTATAATAATGCAATACCACCAAATAATCTTCAATCATACCACTGGTTAGCGCAGAAGTATAATCTGCATGCGGTTGACTTAATGCCATTAACTTAAATTCCTTTCAGCATTTTCCTGTATGGAAGGCACTATAAAGTCCCTGACAAAATCTTCATTAGTAACTGGTGCGTTGAATACAAGATTCATACCACCACCACTTCTACCTGCATTTAATTCTTGTAAGTTTTGAACACCTATTGCCTGCACAGATTCTTTATTCATAACAAATTCACCCTGTTCTAGCATTGCATGTACCCTATCACCACCACCAAAACCATCAACAAATCCACCCTGTCTAAACTTTTTACCACTAGCCATCTTAACACCTTCTGAAACTAGGCGCATGGCTGTTGCCCCTGCAAATGGTGCTAGGATAGCGTTAACTGGTGGCGGAAATGCCCTAAACACTGCAGATATTGCACTGGCTACAGCTTTTGAAGCTTCAGCCGAAATTACCTTATAGCTTGCTTCTTCTAATGTGTCAGCATGTAGAATTGCATCTTGAATAGACTTGTTCCGCATTTTTCTAATTTCATCTGCCTTTTTCTTTTCAGAATCAACTTCCTTTTTATTTAAAGCTAACAGTTGAACCTGTAGTTGCAGTTGTTTTTCTTTTGAAAGATTAAACTTGTCTGCGTTTTCAATTTGAAATTCAACCATTGCTTTTTGCATTTCATGAATTTCCATATCTTGATTCATTAGTTCTAATTTTTCTCTAAGAATTTGAACCTGTGCAGATTCTTGGTCAACTATAGTTTTCTTTTTTGGTATTTCACCTTCTTCACCCTCTTTCTTTTCTTTATCTACCTCTAATGCTTCTTTTTGAACAGCAACCAAATCTAATTCTGCCTGCTTAAGTTCCTGTCTTCTCTTTATTGCTTCAGCCTGTGCTTCGTTATCTTGGTTCAAAGAATCTCTTTTATCCTTAAGGGCTTGGACAGCCTCTTTGTCTTGGTCTATATTTGCACCACCAAGTGCTAGTCTTATTTCACTGCTTTTTGCACCACTTTTTCTTAACTCAAGTATTTTATCTTCTGTTTCTGCAAGTTGTTCTTCTGCAACCCTAAGTTCCCTTTCAACTTGTATTAAGTCTGAAGTGTTTTGTTTTTGCTTTTCTTGAGCCTGAATAATTGTTGGCAAGGTTTCAATCCCCATCTTTGCCTGTTCAAGATTCAGTTCCGCAAGTTCAGTTCTTAAATCTAATGTATTACCACCAAGTTCACCAATGTGTCTTATTGCTGTTTCTAATGGGCTTTCACTTGTAAGTTTAAAAAATTCTGACAGTCCGCCTATTGCTTCTGTCATTACATCTGTTGCATCTTTTAAAATAGTGTCAAATGTATCAAAGAAGGCTATTCCCAAATCTTCACTAGCTGACTTCATAATCTTAAATTTTGATTCTAAAGTGTCAAGCATTTCATCTGCCATAAGCTTGCCTGCACCATTAGCATCATTAAATGCTGTTGTTAGGTCTGAAACTGTGCCTGCACCATCTAATAAAATACTAAAAGCAGAAACCGCCCTTTGACCTACCAACTGCTTCATTTCAGCAGTTCCTATGCCTTCTTCTTTTAATTTTTTTAGTGCTTCTTCAAGTTCTTGGGAATTGCTGACTGTGCCACCTAATTTTTTAGCCAATTTGCTGTTTTCATTAGAAAGCTCTAAAAACACCTGTCTAAGGCTAGTTCCTGCCATACTGCCACTTATACCTGCGTTGGCAAGCGTTCCTAAGATTGCGGTGGTTTCTTCCAAAGAAAATCCTGCCACTTTTGCAACAGGGGCTACAAATGACATTGAATTGGCAAACTTGTCCATGTCAAGGGCTGTGCTTGCAAAGCTTGTAGCCATGACATCAGTAAGCCTTGTTGTTTCACTTGCATCAAGTCCAAATGCTCTAAGTGTAGAACCTGCAACACTAGCTGATTGTGCTAGGTCTAAACCAAAAGCTGTAGATAAATTAAGTGTGCCTTCAGTTACATCTAAAATTTCATCTGCTGTGAAACCTAGCTTGGAAAATTCAATTTGAAGATTAGCAACTTCTGAAGCTGTGAATTTAGTTGAACCACCTAGCCTAAGGGCTGACTGCTCAAGCTGTTTTAAAGTTCCACCTGTTGCCCCTGCAATAACAGAAAGGTTTTTAATATTTTGTTCAAATGCACTACCTAAAGCTGTTGCAGTTTTAAAGGCATTGTTTAATCCCCTTGCGCCCATAAAGGCTACAGTGACTAAACCAGCCTTTTTGGCTAATCCTGTTAAAGATGAATCTACTTTTTTAGTTTTTGATTCAGCGTTTTTTGCGCCCTGTACTTCAAATACTAATTTAATTTTCTTAGCCATTATTCATATCCATTTGCCTTTTTTGGCAGTTTAATAGTTCCTGTCTTATTACTGAAAAATACCTTGTTTTTATTACAGGAACTTTGTCCAAAGTTTTAGCCAAAGGTACTTTATAATCTTGCACAATTTGGTATTCCTCTAATAAGTTTCCATAAAGCGGTTTTGCAAAAAGCCTAGCATTGCAAAAAAAGGGAATAGAATAATATAATGACTGACCTGCGCTAAAATCCTTTTTATATCCTTCTGCAATTATCCTGTCCAATTCTTTGTTTATATCTTTAATGCTTTTAAACCAAATTCTTTTTCCTAGCGTTGGTGAAGTTGCTTCATAATTAATGGCAGAAATATCATCAGGGAATAGGCTGTCCTGCCATCCAAAAAAACTGCACCAAACAAATAAAGCCAATTCCCATTCTACTTTTTTGCATTTAGTCCTAAATATTCCATTAAAACAGTTTGCAAAAATGTGTCAACTTGAACCATTGTAAATTCTTTAAGCTTTTTTAAGTTTTCTGTTCCATCCCCATAACCTGCCATATCTCTAACTTCTTCTAAGAGCTTATAATATTGTTTTTGGTTAATTTTTTCATCCTGAAAGCACATTGCATTTAGCATGTGTAGTTTTCTTTTATCTGAAAAAACTATGTCCTTTATTTCCCAGTCTTTTTTATTCCATTTTATTGTTAACATTAGTTTCACCTTTCTTTTCTATTAGAAACTGTTTAAACACTTTTAAGCAATGATTTGAATTAAGTCCCCTGAAGTGCTTGCCAATCCTTTAATTGAAACACTATAAAACATTGCTGAAGCTTCACTATAATCTACCCCTGTCAATACCCCATTAGCCATGCTAATTCCAAAGGTTGTAGCACTTGACCATGTTGCATGATTAGAAAGTAATACAGAAGCACTTGTTCCACCTGCTTTATAACTGTTATGCAATCCTGAAGTGTTGTCATCTGCTTTAACAGTTGCATCAACACTGCACATGATTTCAGGAACACCCCTAACTACAGCTTGTGGGTCACCACTAGCATTAAAGCCTAAAAACTCTGAAGGATTTTCTAGGTTTAAAGTAAAATCACTAATAACACAATCAGCAATTCCTGCTATTGTTGTTTTAGCTGTCCACTGTGTCATGCTATAATTGGTTGAACTATAAGCTGTTGTTGAAGTTGGTCTTGCCTGCCCAAAAGTTCCTTGACTTCCAGTTGCAAATGTTCCACTAATCTTTATTCTGCCTGATTCAGTCCCCATGCTACCAGTTAAGGAAAGAGCAGTTAGAACACAACCTTTAAAAACCATACTGTGGTCATTGCCTGCTTCAGGATGTGAAATTGCCACTGTAAAAGTGTGTAGATTGTCACTGATTGAACCAGTCCCAACTTGTATTTCAGGTGGTGTCCAGTTATAAGCAATATCATAACTTGCAGGGCTAGAGCCAACTGCAGTTGTTGTTATTGCCTGTAGCAGAATAGGCAGGGTTGTATTGTCTGCTGTTCCGCTAAAGCTGATTTCTTTTCTTGTCCCTTTTTCATCAGTGAAAGCATCCGCAACTTTTGCAGTTCTACCAACACCATTTCTAACGTCTAATACTTGACTTAGATTGAAAGAAGGGCTAGAAACAGAATCAACATTTAAGAGATTCATGCTTGAAACATTTTCTGTCCCAATAGTTGTTTCAGGCTTAAAAGCTAAAAGAAATTCTTTTGGGCTTAAAGCTTGTCCATCTAGTGCCATTATTTATCCCCTTTCTTGCTGTTTTTGTTATCTGATTGTCCTTCAAGATATGGCTTTGCCACCTCTGGGACATTTTCCAATTCTACTGCTTGACCATCATTCAAAGCTTCCCAATCACTATAGGCTAAACCTTTATAGGAATCTGAAGAAGGAATCATGCAGTCCTTTTTCTTTTTTAGTTTCATACTATCCTTTCCAGCTAGCTAACCACATCTTCAATCTTTGTACTATACATCATTGAAGCCATAATTAGGTCACTTCTATTTTCTGTGTCATTTCTTGGTGGGTCATAATTGACTGATTCTATTTTTCCATCAAACCAATATGTGTCCCTAAAATAAATATAATCTCTGCTTTTTCTTGTTGAAGAACCAAACACAGTTGGGTCTTGTGAATATGTAGTTGTTAAAGCAAATTTAGGATAAACAAACTGTGTATTATCTTGACTGAATGTTAAATTTACATCACTAAAAGAAGGTGTGTTGTCCACTGTATAATTTGAATTGTTTGTTAAAAGCTGTTTTGACCTTTCAATTATTTTATTTACAGTGTTCATTATTTTTTGGTGGTTTGCTCTTTCCCCAAATCTATTTCCGCCCCTATGCCAATAAAATTTAATTTCTGCAGACACTTCCCTAACTTGGCTATCTGTTCTAAGTTCAGCAATATCAGAACTTATAGGCTCTACAGAAAAATACATAGACCTTCTATACTGAAAACCTTTGTCAAAATAAACAGGAATTTTAAATTCACCTGAAAGTAAAATATCAAGACCTTTTGTAATATCTTTAAATTGTTCACTGTGCGCTATCATTTTACAACCTCAAAAGCCATAACGTCAAAATCAAAAGAAGCAATGTGCAATTCATTAATATCTTCACTTTCATCCCTAGTAGGTCTGACTGTGTAATTTGAAAAATGCCCATCAGTGAAATAATAGTCTTTACTATTTGAATAAAATTTCACATTAGAATTATTATAAATTAATTGATTAATTCTGTCCCCTATTCTAAACAAAGCATTTAAAACCAAATCTTTAGAATAGTTTGGTCTTCTTAAATAATACTTAACCCTAAATCCATAATTCCTAATCTGTGATTGTGGAACAAGATTTTCCACTAATTCATCTTTGATTTTTAAGATATTAAAATATGATGGCTTTCTATTTACATAATTATCATCAAAATAAACACTAAAGCCCCTAAACTCTGTTCTAATAATATCAGCCAGCTTGTCTTGAATTTCTTTATAGGTTTGAAAATAAGTTGTTGCCATTAATAATCACACCGCACAGCTTGGACAGTTTTAACACCTGAACCTGATTCTATTGGTTTACCATCTAATGAAATTTCCCATTCATCATTGGTATAATATTTAGCACTAGAAGAAGAACCAGTTGAACTGACCGCAAATCTAATTAAAACACCATACGCTAATGTTTGATAACTGCCATTTAAAGGTTCATCAGTTACCACCTGTTCAACTTTCATCCCATTGTCATTTTTAACATAGACACTATATTTAATTGTGCTATTTTCAGAACCTGCATTAAAGTTTGCACCACTGCCTGAATTACCATCATTTGAAATAATAACTTTAACCCTATCAAAATCTACATAAGGTGCATTTTTAGCCATAAAAACATCCACTATGCCCCCTGTAGATGAAGCATTATAAGCAATTCTTTTTATAATTCCACTTCTTTGCCTATCTGTTGTTTCATCCCATAATGGAATTTCACCTGATTTAATTAAATTTAAAAGCCCTGTATTGGTTTCTTCATTGTAAACCACACCTTCAATACGCATTGCTTTTTCAAAGTCATAAGGTTTAATAATTGTTGCCACAGCTAAATGGCTTGCACACTTAACAATAATATCTTGATAAGTCCCAGTAGATTCACTGCCTTCATCCCCTGACAGTCTTCTTATAGGCTTATTGATAAATTCTCTAATGAAACTACTACTGCGGTCAACCGCTTCAGTTTTTGTGCTTTTCCAGTCCAAACCTGCTTCATAAAAATGTTCTGTGGCAGGGTCTAGTGCGCTTGCCACATAAAGCAAATCTGCATCTTCATCATAATACCATTCTGAATCACTATCCACTGCGCCTGATGACCCTTGAGCAGAACCAAGTTCTTGTCCATCTCTATAAAGAACTGAAACATAACCTGTTCCACCTACTTTATAAATAATGCCTGAAGATTGGACAAAGCCTTCCAATGCCCTTCTGACATTATAAGAATTTAAATTTGGTTCAATTACCTGCAGGTCATCTGTTATATTGCAGTAATTTTCATAAAATGTACTAGCCATTATGCTTCCCCTATCATTTCATTCATGTTAATTATTTCAGGAACTTCTAATTGTTGCAAAAATGTTATCAACTGGTCTAAAAGGAATGGGTCTTGACAATCCTTAAAAACCTTTGCTATTTCTTTAACAACAACAATTTGCTGTGGTAAGTTTAGCTGGTCAAAATTGTTAAGTTCATCCATGTATAACTTCCCCACAATAGCTAGTTTGTCCTTTTATTATTGTTAAAACATTCAAATTAAAATTCCCATCTTCAAAAATATCTAAAACTGCAACATTATGTGTCCAGTTTGTTTTTCTGTGTTTCAAAAATTCTTTTTCCATTTTACATAAACACCCTAATGAATGAGCCATTTTTGCCCCAGTCAAATGTGTCACTACTGACTTTAAAGAATCATGTGTGTGTCCATAAATTATATTTACCCCTAAATTTTGGACATGGCTTCTAGGGTGGTTGACCCCCATGTAATGACCGCCATGATAAGCATATAGCTTAGAACCTAAAATTTTGACATATTTCCCATAGGGGTGTGCTTCATAGCCTCTTTCTTTCATCTTAAATGCGTTCATTGCTTTATATTGTTTTAAATAAGGATTTTCTTCCACAAAATTATCGTACCAAAGTTCATGGTTTCCCATTGTCATTATCTTCTTTTTGACCTTTGCTTTTTTACATGATTTATCAATTCTATCTAGTCCTTCATTCACCAATCTTATTTCTTCTTTAATTGCAGGAAGCTGATATTCCAATGGCGGTCTTTTTTTCTTTGACCATTGCCAGTGTGAAACACTTTCACCTTCTGCAAAATCACCAATACACAAAAAAGCTGAAGGCTTTACCCTTTCTAAAACTTTAAGCGCACAGCTAAAAGCTTCTTCATCCTGCATTGGGAAATGTATGTCAGGAAAAATGACAACTGTGTCTTTTATTTTCAAATATGTTTTCCAACAATTTCCATAAAATGCGGAACTGTGCCTGCGCCACCTTCAGTATTATACACATCTTTCCACATGTGCGCCATTTGCAATGTTGTCTTAGGTAAGGGCTTGGGGCTTCGCCAATATTTAAGCCTGCACATAATTATAGCGCAATTCATATTGTACTTTAAAACGTCTTCCCAGTCTTCCTTAGTTCCCTTGACCCATAAACTAACAGGTGTCTGTGAAACTTCTGCACACTTTTTAGCAAGTGAAGGTCTAAAGCTAAGATAGTTATCAACACAATCTTTTGCTGTGTCCCCTTCAATCTGCCAATAAGAAGAAGCAATCCCTGAACCAATCTGTTTAATGTATTTATACTTACTTTCAACTAGACCAGTTGCCAACACCAACTCAACAGCTTCAGGCTTTGCATATTTTTTCCCTAGAGAGTTTAAACAGCTTTCAATCAATTCCTTCATTTGCTGATGTGGTATTGACATTTTTTTATCCATCATAATCTTCAATAAACATTTTAACATCTTCAAGAAGCTTGTCATCTTCCTTTGTCTTGGTTGCTTTAACTGCGCTTTCTAATACAGCCAATAAAAGCTTTTTTGCACCAATCTTTCTAACTGCTCTGCTTATGATTCTTTTAAACATTTTATTTTCCTTTTTTTATTGATTCATAAAGTTTTTTCATAGCATCAAAAACAACATCAAAAACAATGTCATCTTTCTTGCTTGGTGAAAGCTTTACAACTTTTTCTAAAGTATAAAAGCCTATTAATACATATTCCCAATTTGCTTGCAACCATTCCATGTAGATTTTTCCTTATTTTATTTTATTCTAAACCCAAAGAAAGAAGAAATAAAAGCAAAAATTCCAAACAACACTGTGCTGACAGTCTTAACTTTCTGTATTTCTTCCTTATTTCTATAAATTTGGTCAATGTGCTTTTGGTCTTTTTTCATTTCTTCCTTCATCCAATTCACATTAGTTTCAATTCTTTCAACTTTCCTTACTAAGGCTTGAAAATAACTACCAAAATTTTCTTCATTCATGTACCTAGTCCCTAGTCTTTCCATTTTCTATCAACAGTGCTTTCAAGGTCATCTAATTTTTCTTTCATGTCATCCCTATAATCTTTGGTAGTTTTATCTGACACATTAAACCTGTCAATAAGTTTTATTAAAATTTGTTTACATTCCTCTATCTGTTTAGACAAAGAACTTGTTAAATATTTTAAAGTGAAGATTAGGGCTACAGCTAAAATAGCCATAACCCCAAGTCTTTCAATAGCCATGTTTACTATTTCAGTTGTTGGCATCCTCTTTCTTTTCCTCATCATCTTTTAATGAATCCACAAAAAGGTCTTTAAACTTTGCCATGCCTACATTTAACTGGTCAAGATTAAACCTTGTGGTTTGGATTTTTCTTGACAAGTCTTGCATGTGTGCAAACATTACTTTTTGTTCGTCACTAAGGTCTTCATATTTATATTCTACCCCATCTACTGAAATAACAGCTTTAGGGTCTTGCTTTTTTTCTACTACTGGTTCTTTGACTTTTGCCATTTTTATTTCCTTTTCTTTTAGCGTTTAAGTCCAAGCCTTTGCATAAGGCTTCTATTAGTTTCTTCTAGTTGTTCTATGTGTGCTGTTTCCATTCCTTCAATACTAGCATCTAAAACAACTACTTTATTTTCTAAGTCTTTAATTCTTGATTCTTGTTCTGCAAATTTCATTTGGGCTTGATACCATGAGCCAGTCACAATCATTATTAAAAATCCAATTTTTAAAATCATTGCTACAGATAAGCTAATTGTGCTGTCTGCTTTTAATTCCAAACTTCATCCCTTATTCTATTTATTTCTTCTTCCATTTTTTGCAGTTTTTCATCCTGCCTGACATCAGAAGGAATTGGCAAATTTTGCATTGCCTTCATTTCTTTTATTGCCTGTTCATTCATGTTTGCCTGATGTTCTAAAAAACTAATTCTAGTGTTTAGCTGTCCATATCCCCAAACCATTGCACCAATAAATCCAACTGCTTGCAAAAGCATTGGTAATGAAATATTTAGACTTGAATCTTGTCCTATTGGTTTACTCATTTCTTACACCCACAACAACAACAACAACAATCTTTATTTTTAGTTTCCATCTTTACACATACAATATATACCAACTGCTAATACAACAACTGCTATTGTTCCTAAAATTATTTCATTCATCTTCTGTTTTTACTCTTGGCTTTGGCTTTTTATTAATAACAATACTTTTAGTATAAACAGGTTTTATGTGTGGTCTTGTTTCCCAGTATCTATAATCATTTGTGTTCCAACCAATCGCTATTGCATTTGGATAATATCTATGTGCAAAAGCATCCGACCTATACACCTTAACCACCTTGCCACTATCAGAATAAGTTATAATCTCAGAAGGTACAGGTTCACTTATATCGCCACTAAGAGCATAACCTAAAATTAATCCTAGCATAAACTGTATCATTAATTACTACCGTTGTTTATGCGTTGTGCATCTATATAGAGTTTATTAAAATCCATCGCAGTAGAATCAAGCTGTAGTTGAATCAGTTTAAATAAGCTATCTATTTCAAATGCGTTTTGCGATACCTCTGCATTTAATTCATCCCTTGATTTCCCAAAGTAAAATTCATCTGCACAACTAATAGCTGTAAAGACAAAGGTAAGGGTAAGTGCAATAATTACCAGCACATTGACCGCTTTATCAAAGTTTGCCCATTGGTTTAGTTTTTTACGCATTTTCTAATGCTTCTACTTTTGCTGACAATTCTTGTACAGCTTTCATTAATACAGCTACCATTTTTGATTGGTCAACCATGTGGTGGTCATCATATTCATCTGTTTTTATAACTGAAACAGCTTGTGGATATTTTTGTATTAACTCTTGACCTATGTATCCAATTACAGGAGTGTTGCTTTCATCTTCAATCCAATTAAACTGCTTTACAGGAATTTCATTTACAATAGACAAAGCATCATTAACTTCAACTATGTTTTCTTTTAATCTTTCATCAGAACCACTTACATAGCTTGTTCCTGAAGGGCTATTATCTGAAACAATAGTACCTCTTGTAGTATCAGAAGTTTTAAACAATATCATTGTTTGTTGTCCACTTTGACCATGATTTATATAAAACGCCTCTTGACCAGAACTATCTTCTTCAATATGTAGCTTTGCGTTTGGAGATGTTTCATTTATGCCTACACGACCAGCAGATGAAAATGTAGTTGTTTGTGTGCCATTAGTATATATTCTTAAATCACCACCATCACCACTTGAGCCTATACCTGTTTGACCAGCACCAAGAGCAGTGCCTTCAAATTCTATACCATCACTTGATTTTAATACACCATCATTTTCAATTTCTAACGCAAGTGTTGATTCAACATAAAATCTCATTGTCGCACCACTAACACTATTTTGGAAATATCCTATACCTCCACCATTAGCTATCCATAAATGCCCACCACCTGTATCTGTATCTGTTAATGCTATTGTTGGTTGTTCATTTTTTATAGATAAACCGTGCGAAGCAGAGCCAAAGTTTGTTAATGCACTTGAAGGTGCATTGTCTCCAAGTCCCAAATCTCCATCAGATGTAATACGCATTCTTTCAGAACCACCAGTTGCAAAACCTATTTCATTTGCACCCGTTCTATACATTCCTGTATCTACATCTGAATTAAAAGAATAAGTTGGGGTACTTGCCGAACCTGCTGAATCATTAATTGCAAGTTTTCCTTCTCCATAATAATATATATTTGCTGTATTATTTGAATCACCAAATTGAATTTCTCCATTAGCTTTTATAGTCATAGCAACAGCAGAGCTATTTAAAGATGAAGGTATGAATTCTATTAGCCCTGCTGAAGAACCTGCACCACTTATTGTAACATTGGAATCAGCCCTTGAATAAAAAGAACCAGTTATTGCGCCATCCGATTGTCTTGGTACATAATATCTATTGCCTGCGCTTTTTAATTCTATATTACCAGATACACCAAAAGTAGCATCAGAACTTACAGAATTTGTACCGACACCAACTTTTCCACCTTTTAAATGCATTACATTGGCATTTGAACCGTCCATAATAATAGTAGAATCAGCAGAAGCATCGTTAAATATTCCGCCTTTGTAAGTGCCGCCTTCTTGAAAGTAAACACCTGTATCTGTATCGGCAGATTCATTTAGAAGTATTTTCCCTGCAAAAGTAGCATCACCACCCTCAGACATATCAAGTGTAAGTGCAGTTATCCCTGAACCACCATCATTACCTTTAAAGATAATATCTTTGTCTTGTACTTTTGATTCCATTACAAAATCAGAACTACTATTTTCAAAGACACCAATTTCAGTACTACCATCGTGGAATTGTAATTGTCCACCATCAGCATTTAAAATAATAGAACCTGCTACATCTAAAGTAAGATTACCACTACTTAAATCTATCTCTGTTCCATCTATGGTAATGTTATCAACAACCACACCTGCATTTGCAGTTACAACTCCATCTGCATCTACTGCCCCACTAATATCTAAGGAAGTTGCTTCAATCTCACCACTTGCTTTCATTGTTACACCATCGCCACCAGCAACTCTAAATATTATTTGGTCATCTGTACTAAATTTGATTTGGTTGTCTGCATCTCTACCAGCTACTAAACTTGCGTTTAGCATTGATGTTACAGTTGTTTGAGTTGTCCCAAGAACAAAATCAAGTGTGTTATCTGAATCATCATAAGTAACTGCTATTCCTGTTTCAGTATTAGAGCCAACCATTGCTCCTACTGTATCTGAGATAGTTTCAGCTAATGTTGTTCCACCGATTGTTAAAGCGTCTGTTTCAAGTGTGCCATCCACATCTACATCGCCTGAAATATCCAGTGAACCAAAGCTACCAACACCAGTTGTTGATATATTGCTTGAGCCAGTATCTATTGTACCAAATCCGCTTGTAATACTTCCTGAATTTAATGCTCCAGTTGTAACAATATTTGAGCCACCAACATTATGACTTGCGAAATATGTAGAAACTGTATCTACATTGGTCATTCGCATTGTACCGCCATCATTAATCAAAATACCATCCCCACTTGCCACTGCGGTTGTTCCCCTAGCTGTTCCCCCATCAATCAAATTAAGTTCAGCAGTTGTCACAGTTGCGCCATCTAATATTTCTAATTCAGCTTCACCAATATCTGCACTGCCAATTACAAAGCTTGTTCCAGTAATTGCCCCTGCACTTAATGTTCCTGTAGTGCTAAGATTTTCATTTCCAAAACTTATTGCACCGCCTGAATCTGTGATTGAGCCATTAGCAAGTGTCAAGTTTCCAATAGTTGAACCTGAAGCTGTAGAAATTGTGCTTGTGAATGTTGAAGCATCATCAGCAGTTAGTGCGCCAACTCTTAAATTTTCATAATCTGTGATTGTAATATTTCCAGCAGTTGTTCCATCTTCATCAGTATCAACCAAGCTAAATGTGTTGGCAGATTCATCCCAAATTATTGCAACATTTTCAGGTGTAGAATCACTTGAACCCCTTTTAATTACTATTCCAGCATCATAAGCATTGTTTGATGGCTGTGAATCATATTTGTTTAAAAGAATTAATGGGTCTTGCACATTTAAGTTTGTAGTTGAAACTTCTTGTGCGCTTCCTGTTGTGGTTAGTGTTCCACTTACTGTTAAGTCTGTGACTGTTAAAGTTGACCCTGAAAAAGTCATATCAGAATCACCTGACAATAATCCATCAGTGCCATAAAATGCAACTCGTGTTGCTGTTTGTGAATCTGCTAAAAAGTTTGAAGCCCTTAAAGTATAAGCACCAATATCAAGATTGGCTGAAGCTGTAATGCCTGCGGTTGTAAGTGCAGTTATTGTTGTACTTGCAATAGTTCCGCCTTCTACCTTATTACCTGAAATTTGATTATCAGCAAGTGTTAAAGTTCCTGCGCTAACATCTAGGGTTTTGCCACTTCCAACTGTTATGTCAGAAGTTGCCATTGTGACCCCATCAATAGTTCCACCATTTATATCAAATGCGCTTCCTTCAATTTCTACACTGCCTGCTTCAAGCTTTTTGCCAAGTGTTATCTTTTCACCTGAATCAGTTGTCACAAAAGTTAAATAAGCAGTTGAACCTTCTTTAATTTCAAGTGCTGTTGTTTTATTATCATCTAAAATAAGGTCAAACCCTGAACCATCATCAGATGAAACACTGTCAACATTTATGTCACCAACATTAGTTATGTTATTATCATTAAAGCTTGTTGCCCCAAGTGAAACTGTACCTGTAGCTGTTAAGTTACTTGAACCAATATCAATGTTTCCAAACCCTGAAGAAATAGCCCCTGAATTAAGTGTTCCAACAGTTGTCACATTTGAAAGTGTGTCTAGTGCTGATTCAAAATAAGTTTCAAAATCTGTTAAGGCTACCTGAACCATTGTGCCATTATCATTAACCACCACCCTATCAGCATCAGCTAATGTGGTTGAAGTGGCTGTAGTGTCACCATCTATGATGTTCAGTTCTGCGGTTGTAGTGCTTGCCCCATCTAATATTTCAAGTTCTGCTTCTGTAATTGTTGCAGAACCAATGTTAAATTGTGTAGTTATAACAGGGCTTGCTAATGTCTTATTTGAAAGAGTTTGTGACCCTGCTAAAGTTGCTACTGTAGAATCTATTGCAACTGTAAGTGTGTTGCTTGACCCTGATGTGTCAATTCCAGTTCCACCTGCAATGTCTAGCGTTTCACTATCTAAGTCAATGTTTAATGCACCACCTGAATCACCTTGAAAGTCTAAATCTTGTGCGGTAACCTGTGCATCTACATAAGCCTTAACTGATTGCTGTGTTGGAACTAATGTTGCACTGTCACTATCCATTCCATCTTCATCTACAAAAGCTGTGATAGTTATAGACCCATCAGATAGTGACCCATAAGTCATTGTGCCTGATGAAGTCACATTTGTTGCAGATAATGTTGCACCGCTAAATGATAAATCACTATCATCAGAAAGAACACCATTTGTGCCTGCAAATACCACCCTGCCACTTGTCAATCCATCAGCAGTAAGTGTTCCTGCTCTTAAATCATAAGAACCAATGTCCACATTGTTTGCCACAGTTAAGCTTGTGATTGCATCTACTGTTCCACCATCAATGTCAGGTGTGTTTATATCAGGTGCTGTTAAAGTTTTATTTGTTAAAGTATCTGTGGTTGCCCTACCAACTGATGTGTCTGTTGCATCAGGGATTGTCCAAGTTCTATCTGCGGTTGGGTCTGTGATTGCTAATGTAGTTTCATAAGCATTTGCAGTTGACCCTTCAAAGACTAGATTGGTTGTGATTGTAGAATTAAAAGCCACTGAATCACTTGCAACACTATCACCAATGGTGGTGTCACCTGTGGCTGTAAAATTAGCAAACTGCGCTGTGCCTGTTCCAGTAAGGTTGCGCAATCCAGTTAAATCTTTGTTGCTGTCAACTAAAAGAAATTTTGAAGCGGAAACTGTCCCTGCTGTTATTCCATCAAGTAGGTTCAATTCAGTTGCGCTAGTGGTGACCAATGTTCCACCAAGCTTTAAACCATTTGAACCATCATGACTAGCTATATCAAAATCATAACTTCCATCTATTATCTTGACCCCTGTAGTGGCAAAAGCCATAGGGATTAAAGTTCCATCCCCATCATATAAATTGGTGTAGCTTGTTGAAACCCCACCACTTTCTTCAGTGTGAATTAGTGTTGCGTACCCACTAGAAATGGCAACATTGGTTAAATCAGGTTGACTTGCCATAATACTTCCTTAAATATTTATAGTTAGTTTATCTGCTTTTTTTAATGCAGAATTAATTTTTTGTTTGTCACTGCTATCATGTGCTGTTGTTCTACCATCATTGGTCTTTAAATAGCTTTTCTTAGCATGTTCTTTTTTCATCTCTTTTATTGAATTAGACACATAGCCATCCCATGTTGTCCACCCATTACCTACAAAAACTGACATAGGCGCACCCATGCACTTTGTAATTTTTTTACTTTTACACTTTGGACATGCAGTTGGTTCTGTTTCTTGGGGTAGTGTTATTTCTTCCCAAATATTTCCACAGTTGTCACTGTCATTGCATTTCCAATCAAATATTGCCATTGGTTTCTTTCTTGGTATGTGGGGGCTGTGTAAACAACCCCCAAGCATACATTTTTAATGGTTACCCATCATTAGACATTATGGTATTCATAAATTCTGTCACCAAATGCTAAAGCACCACCATAAATGGTATGTGCTACAACTTGGTCTGCTAGTGCAGTTACAGAATAATCCATTTCAACTTTAACATCCATTGCTCTTGCAAAAGCAATCGCACTTCTGTGGTAAAGATAGCCAGCTTCATCCCCATCAGCGTTGCCACTAATAGAACTTGAACTTCTGACTTCAATGCCATAAAGTTTTCCAATTACCCCAGTTTGAACTGGTGCTGAATTGCCATACTTGCTTGCATCAACAAAGTCATCAATAGCCAGTATTGAAGCATAGCTGTCAGGGTTAACTGTTAAGAAAGTGTTGCCATCAAAAGGCACATCTGACCCCATTAAGGAAGCCATACCAGTTCTAATTAAAGCACTGGTAAATGTGTTGTCTGCGCCTAAGTCACTGACTGACCCAGTATCACTCTCAGCAATTCCTTCCAAGTAGTCATCCACAGCTTTTGCTAAAGAATATCCAAATTGGTTGGTTTCCATTTGAAACATGGAAGGTTGTGTCCACACTTGTGCGGAAGTTTCAATCTGCTTTGCAACATATTTATGCTGGTCAACAGTGATTGTGAAACTGCCATGTGTGTCTGCACTGTAAGTTACATCAGACCCAGCAGACTTTGAACCTGCTGAAGGTGTTGTTGCTTTTGGTACTGTCAAGACCTGACCGCCACCGCCCTTTACCAATGAAGAAAAAGAATTGTCAACAGTGTTTTCCCACACCATCTGTCTTTCCATTGAAGCAAGAACAGCATCAGATAACATCGCCTTCTTATTGACAGCACTTGTAGTAATGGTTACATTAGCCATTATTTAATCCAATCTGCATCCTATTTATTTTGATACTTAGCCATAATAGCATCCCACTTGGTGGTAAACCCACCTTTGTGGTCAGGTTCTTCAAATGGATTGTCCGCTAAATTGGGCATCCCACTTGCAGGAATTGAAGCATCAGTTTGAATAGGTTGCTTTATTTTATTTGTGGTTAAATCATCAACATAAGATTCTAATTCAATCAAGTCTAACTTGCTTGCAATCTTTTGCTGTGATTCTGTTAATTCAACAGCTTTCATAAGCTGTTCCCTTTTTTGTGATTCATAAGCTTCCCATTGCTTTGCTTTAGTTTCAAGCCTATCCATTTCCACTTTACTTTCATCAAGCAGGGCTTTGTATTCCCCTTGCTTTTCTAGTTCAGATTTTCTTTTGGCTTCAGCTTTTGACTTATAAGCATCCAGTTTAGCTTCTGCTTCTTTGCGCCTAGCATTAACTTCACTGAACCTTTGATATGGTACTGAATCACTATTCACTTTGACACCTTGATTGGTGGTTTCATCTTTTGCAGGTTCTTTGACACTGTCCTCTGCAACAGTGGATTCAGCCTGTTTTACATCTTCTGACATTTGATGTTCCTTATTTTTGTTATTGTTTTTTACCTAAGTTTATTGTTTCATCTTGTGCTTCATAAATTAATATCTTTCTTTCAATCTCATTTTCTAAATGGGTTGCCAAGTAAGACATATTTTTATCAGATAAACCATAAAGGTCATATCCTCTTTTAGCATTGCCTTCAACTATTTCCCCATTTGCATAAGTGATTGCAAAACCATTCTTAGTTCCAACCCCTTTAATTCTATTTAGTGTGTCACCAGTTAAGCGCATATTAACAAAGCTTGTTTGTGTATCTGTTGAAACACCCTTCTTTCCTGCCTTCCCTGCTTTCTTTCTTAGTTTATATTCTGCTGACTTATACTTTAATTTTTTCTTATTGTTTTGAAACTTCCCATCATCCGCATCCAATACAATCCTGCCTGCCATTATCTCTGCGGTTCTATCCATAAATCCTTTAGTAAAAACTGCTACTTCTTGTGCCTTCATGCTTAAACCTTAATTGGGGTGCTGAGGGTTCTTGCAGACGACCTTGCCCTTGTTCCAACTGGAACAAAGCGGTGTCTGCAGTTATGCCCACCCCTTTTTACTTGGTCAAATTCTGCTCTAACATATTCTAACACATAGGCTTTTTTCCTGTTATTATAAACTGGCAATGGAATTTTCCCTTGTCCCATTTTCTTGCCCAAGTCCTTAATCTCTTTAGCTGTAAAGCCTTTTTTGTTTTGTTGGTTATCTAAGAAATACCTACAAGCTGGTCTGTTCTTTTTATCCTTGCTTCCACTATATCTAAATAGTTGGTCAGGGGTCTGTTTAAACACATTAAAAGTTCCAGTCTGTGCAAAATCCGCATAAGCATCCCTAGCAATCATTCTTGCCCTATCACTTAATAATTGTTCATTGAAATTCAATGCCAATCTTTCAGCTACAACACCTGCAGGTTCACCTGCTATAATTCCTTTTAATAGTTCAGACTTCATGGTTGTTGTTTCTTGTGCAAACCTTCCTAACAAAACTTCCCCATCCAAATCCCTAAGTAGCTGAAGCTGTTGTGCAATGGCTTCAGTGTTTGCTGGTGATAATAATAACTCAACAGCTTTACCACCTGTCCTAGCCCTAACCACTTTTTGAAACTTTTTAAGTATGTCTTCAGCTTCACTATCATAACCTTCCATAAGCTTTTGAAAGCTTGTATTAAAACCTGCTTCTTGTAATTCAATAAAGAAGTCCAATTCCCTAGAAACCCTAATGATTTGTGTGTCACTAAAGCCTTCAATAGCTGACCCCATCTTAACAACATTGTCAAAAAGCTTTTTACTAATCTTATCAAGGTCACTATAGAATACATCAAATAAATCTTTTTCTACTGGCATTATACATTAATCAGTCTTTCCACTAAACTGCCCTTAGATTCAGGCGGTGCAGTTTCACTTGCTTCCTGATTCCTTTCTTCTTTTAGTTCACCTAGCTTGGATTCTAATTCAGCTTTGTCCATGTCAGGATTAAAATGCAATAACATTTCTTTCTTTGTAATTAGCCCCATGCTGTGCTTTTTTTCAAGCACTTGTAGTTCTTCCATTTCACTAATAGGAAATGATAATTCAGGGAAGTCAACATAATAGTCTTCATTTAGTTTAACACCTGCATCTTGTTCCAGCACTATTCTATCTAATTCAAATCTATCATTTTCAAAGTTGCGCCATGTATCTTCAACACTTGCTTCCCTTTGTTCAATGCTTTCAATGTTTAAAATCTTTAATGCTTCCCCACTGATTGCGCTGTTTCCTACATCAGCAAATGTGATATTCAAATGATTGTTTGAAGCTACTGATTCAATAAAGAATTTGGTGGTGTCAATAATCTCTTTTAATCCACCTGAAGGTGCTGTCATGTTGAATTGTGTATCTGTTGGAAGACAAAGAACTTTATCAACACCAATCTTAATAGGTTCACTTGGGTTTACATCTAATCCACTAATCCACTTAACACCACCTGTTGCACCCATCCTAACAGCTAATGCTAATTCAGTCATGGCTAAATCTAATTGTTGTGAAGCTTGAATCACATCAGAAGCATTACCACCAAAGAAGTCCCTAACTCTAGGCTGTCTTCTAGTAAATGTAAATGGAAGCACTGATTCACCTGCGCTGTTTTTATATGGGTTAACATCTTCTTCATTCACACTATAAATAACACCATCAGAATCAATTAAGAAATGATGACCCAATTCCCCATCTTGACCCTTTGACCAAAAGGCAAACATTTCCTTTTCTAGTTTACCATAACCACTACGCTGTATTGGGTACATAATAGCCATTGGTTCATCCTGCTTGCCATCCATAAAATAGACATGATAGAATGGAATCAAATCCCATTGTAGTTGTTGCTTGGCTTGGTTATATCTTGTTCTAAAACACATATTGCCTAATAGCCATGTCAGTTCTTCAAGCTGTCTGCATTTATGATTTAATTCTTTTGTGTAGTCTGCATATCTATCATCAGCAAATCTTTCAATATCTAAACTCTTGCCATAGACTAAACTTGAAGCCTTACAAAATCTTCTGACAATAGACTGTGTGAAAAGCGGAACAGATGAAAGGGTTTCAGAATCAAAATAAGGCTTAATATATTTTTCAGTTTCAATGTTTTCATAATAATCTAAAAAGGTTTCCACTTCTTTCCACCTAGCGGTTTCAATTCTGTTTAATTCTTTTTTAAGTGTTTCTTGTACTGTCTTTAGTGATAGGTCAGGTATAATCATTTTAAAATTCCAATGTTGTTGCGGTGCGCCTATAAGCAGGTTCTACCAAATCAATGTAGTAACTTGAAGCATCTAAAAAGTGTGTTAGGTTTTCATCCTTCTTAGACAAAGACCCATTGCTTTCCCTTTGGCACAGTTCATAATCTTTAATCAGGTTTACACATTTAGGTGTAACTGTCATTCTTATTTTGCCTTCACTATCTTTTAACATTCTATTCAAACTATACAGCCTATCTTTTGTATGTGGTGCTTTGTTTTTAGCATAGACATTAAATCCATGCTCACGCAGTATAGAATGGTCACTGCGGTTGTTTACTGCCACAGTTGACCTGCTTTTGCCTGCAGGGTCAGGGTAGCAGTCTTTTACCTGTGGGTATTTCTTTTTCATTAGCCTAGCCATTTCATCAGTGTTAGAATTATTTAAAACCAATTCATCCACCACTGCTAAAGTACCGTCTGAGTATCTACCCATTAGCACACATGCCATAGTGGATATATTAAAATCTAAACCGTAGAAAAGTTTTGGTGGCATGTCTTTGATTGGTCTGACATGTTCATTCCTATCAAATTCCCAAACCGCTTTATTTCCTGATGTAAGGAATGTGCCAAGCATTTCTTGCTTATACTGGTCTTTGGTCATTGACTTCTTAGCTTCAAGCACAGCTTTCTTTGGAATCATGCCATGTTCCAATGTGCTAAACTGCCAAGACTTATATCTAGGGTTTTTACCTAGCCCTAGTAAGTAAGTATTGTATAAATGGTTATATCCATTTGGGGTAGATGTTAATAATGCTTTTGCATTGTGGTCTAATAGCATTGGTGTTATCACTTCTTCAAAGAACCCTTCCTTAATATAAGCCATTTCATCTAAGACAACACCATTGCTTCCATTGCGCCCCAAGCTAATGCCCCTAAGGCTATCAGGGTTGTCAGCACCTTTAAGTGATAGTTCTGCACCATTGTCAAACCTAAATGATAATTCTGTTTCATTAATTTTTACATCCCCAAATTGTAGCATTAATTCTTTCATCAGGGGAAACATAATTAGCTTTGCCTGCCTGTAGAAAGGGGCTATATATAACCTGCGCTCCCCTGCTTGAAAAGGTTGGTGCAATAGATATACTGCTGACAAAACTGACTTCCCCCATCTTCTGCCAGTTATTAAAATTTTCACATCCGCTTTGTGGTTTAATATTTCCCACCTAACTTTGTCTAGCTTTATATTCATTTATAAGCTGTTTAAACAGTTTCATTTTGGTCAACTATCTTTAAAACCTGTACTGGTTCATTTGTTGTCACTGACATCTTTTGCAATGCAGTGCCTTCAGTTCTATCCGCAATAAACTTTGCACTATTAAGGTCACCTGCCAAAGCATTTTCATAAACCTTTTCCAAGATTGCTTCTTTAAATGTTTTATCATTACTAAATGATTTATCACCAATGGTATCTAATATATCAGCAATAGCAAACCCTTTCTTAGGTCTGCCATTTGGATTGCCTGATTGTCCCTTTTTAAAAGTTCCATCATTATTCCTGTTACTTTCCTGCTTTTCAGGCTTATTCTTTCCACTAGGGTCTTTCATATAGTTAGCTAGTATGACCTACCCTTTTTACGCTTTTTAGCCTTTTTGGGGGTGTTTTTGGTTTTTTTCTTGCGTTTTTTGGGATATGTACCATAAGGCATGGCTATCTTTCCTTTATTCTAAAAACTTTGACTGCAGTCTTAGTTTAGTTTGGCTATTTGTTTATCTGCCCTATTTGCCTTTTAAATCCTATTTTAGCAGTGTCAGCCTACCATAGGCTATACTATATTATACCAACAAATACAAATAAAGTTAAGTAACTTTGTTTCAGTACCTGTTTAAACAGTTTACATACACTTAATAAAGTGTTATAAATATTATATAAATATAAATAAAAATATTATATAAATAAAAAAGCCCCACATTTCTGCAGGGCTTTTTCATCTTTCTTTTTAGTTTATTTAGTATGGATATTCTTCAACTAATTCAATCTGTGAACAATTATTAAATATTCTTTTCTTAGTGTCAACCATTTTTGGAATTATCACTTTTTGAATTAACATCAAAGCACATGCAAACTTTCTTGATTCATATTCATCATAAGTGTTGAATGTTGAAGCGTTTGTGTAATTCCGCCATTTACCTTCTGATTCAGAAAATTTATAATCAACAGTAAGATTTGGTTCTAATGTATCATCAAACCTAGCACTTACATCCATGCTTACAAGTTGATTTCCATGCATAGTTATATAAGTGTGAAATTCAACACCTAATATCACATTTTTATCAAGTGGGTCATGAACACTTAATTTACAAGATTCATCAAAGATTATAGTGTACCAAGAATCTTTATGTTGTAATTCATCTTCCTTTTTTTGTCTTTCTATTGAACGAAAGTCACCTTGATATATTCGCAATGAACCATCTACCCTTTTCAAGCAATAAGCAATGGCATTGTCACTATCAGCCCTAACTGCCACATCATTATTACCAAACCGCAAAGCATTTTTTAGTTCACTGTCTAAAAGCTTATTTAACATTTTTTTTATTTTTACTTTTTTCATTTTTCTTCTCTCTTTTTATGGGGTGGCTTTTACACCACCCCTATTTTTGGTTTAATTAAAATTCCTTAGAAAGCTTATTCATTTTCTTCATATCTTGAATATGCTCATCATTATTTTTTAGTGTTACCTCTATATCCCCACACTTTCCATAACTTTTTTCACTATAGTTTTTGTGAGATTTTTGAAGTGATTTAAATATATTTTTTCTGTCAACATTAACTTTCTTAGTAAGCACATTGTCTTCATTTGAGGTTCTAACCTTTACCCAAACCTGCTCTGTTACTTCAGCAGTGGTTATTCTAACAGTAACATCATCATTTACTTTTATAGTAAGTCCCTTAAAAAGACTGTTTGTGTTTAGGCTTTTTTCCAAGTTTATACAGGGGTGATTGTTTGTGCCTTTGTTGAAATCGTCAAGGCTAAGTGTAATTGTCTGTGCATTGTTATTGATTTTTCTTTCTTTTTTCATGTTTTTACTCTCTTTTTTTGTGTTGTTAAATAAATTCATGGTTATAATATATACTGCTTAAACTATACTTGTCAAGTATTATTTACAATTAATTTTAAGCAACAAAAAACCCCCTAAAAAGGCACAAAAAGAGTAAGTAAAACTGCCTAGAAAGGGGGTTAGTCTGCTTGAACTTGTGGGCATCCCAGTTATTTTTCCAAAATGGGGTAGTTTTGTCTATTGTTTATTGCCATGCACAGCCTTCCACAATCATCCCACCAAAATAATCCCCTAGTCACTAAACAAAATACATGGATAATGGATTGTTGGGCAAAAAACAACACTTCCATCCTACTAATCATTTTTGTCACTGGCTCTTTATACGAGCATATTCTAAGGGCTTGGGGTCATAAAGACCTTAATCTAACAAGACCAAGCAAACCAAATTTTCAAATATCATTCCCCCTAAAATTTACAGGTTAGTCTGTTTCAGGTTTCTATTATATAATTCAACCCTAGTACGAAATTACATTTCAAGCTTCTCAAGGCACCGCCCAACATTAGGGATTATTACGGCTAACCAATTCTTTAAAATCATGTTGCAGAGAGCGCAAGCCTTTAACTTTATTGAATCCACTGCACTTGTTATTTTCCACACAAGAACAACCAATAAAAACTCTGCAAATTGTTTTTGCTGGTTTAAAAGCCAAAATATTAATCTCATACCCTGACCACCAACAAAAACCTTAAATTTTTATAACAATATCAAATAACTAGACTAAAGGTAATACATCTAAATAATACTTGTCAAGCTTTTTTTACAAATAATTTACAAAGGGGGGTGTTTACACAGAAAAACCCTGTGCCACATACCAGTTTCACAGGGCTTCTGCTTGCCAACCAGCATTTCAAATGCCAGCCTATTCATGTTTTAGTTTTTGGATGATATTTTTAACACCCTGAAAACTAAGATTGAATTCTTTTGACAATATTTCTATCCTTTGAATATAAGAATATTCTACAGCATATTTTTTTAAAATCATATAAGAAGTCACTAGCTTTATATCCCTTAATGCTGTGTCCTTTATAAGGTTTTCTTTTTCTTCTATAAATTCAAATTTCATTTTGCCCTAACTTCTACAAATAGTTTATCAATTACATAAAAATCCTGACTGGTTGGATAGTTAGGGTCTTTTATATTCTTTACCTTCCAATTATCAAAAGTGTCAGTTTTTATTATTCCAAAATGTGTTCTGTTGCAATTCCAAACAATATAAGCATAAGGCTTTGGCTTTGCCCTATCATAGCTGTGTTTGGCGCAAATTATCCAGTTGTCATAAGGATATTCATGGTTGTGGGTAAACCAGTAATGCTTGCCAGTCAATCCTTTTACTTCTATTCTTTTATTATTTACATATAAATCACCATCATCAGTGTGCCTTTTCCATTCTTTATGACTTGGTGCTAATGTAAAATCAGGAATTTTTATATTTGAACAGCCTTCTTTTGCAAACCATTCTGCTGTTAGCGTAACCGCTTCATGTGACTTAGCAAATCTTTCTAAAAATTTATTTGCCATTTTGCTTTTTTAGCCATCTTTGGTGCTGTTTTTTGGTTCTGCCTTCTGCCTTCCATTTGGCATTAAGCTTTAGCCTTGTTCTTTTTGCTTGTTTACTTTTCTTGTTTGGCATGTGGTTTACCTTAGCTTATTCTTTTTAATTCTTTATTTAAGACATATCTTAAATCTTTTAAATCCTCTTTTTTCCATTTTTTAATTTCCCTAGACCTGACTATTAAATCATTATATCTATTTCCTAATTTTTCTTTCATCCATTTGGTGTGGTAGTGTGGATTCTCAGTCATAATAACCATGTGGCAAGTAAAGCACAATGCGCTAACATTTTCTTCATCCCACCTAACCGCTTTATTCCTTCTACCTATAAAGTGGCTTGCCTGAAGCTTTTTAACACCCTTATATTTTTTACAATGTTCACAAATACCTTTGGCTTTGTTTCTAATATAAAGTGAAAATAATTTATCTTCTTGGCTGTGTTTAATTTTCATGGAACTAATCTAAAAGTTGTTTTTCTTCCGCAATCAGAACAGACACCTTTCTTGTCTTCAACAAAGTTATTTTTAGCAACTGAATCACAACAATGGCTTTTCATAACCGCATTTTCCCATTTATTTGGAAACGCTTTTCTTATTGGTCTTTTGTGTTTGAAATGGCTTTTTGTTGCTTGTATTGCTTTCTTGTTCATCATCTAAAATTTTAATTTTAAAAATCCTGTCAAAATTTTTATCAAATAATACCTTATTTACAGGTCTTGGTTTGTCACCCTTTCCTGCCATTAATCACCTTCATATACTTCACCATAAGGGTGGTCTTTGTATTTTAATTCACCTACAGCTTTGTTTTTTTCTTCTAGCATACCAACAACAGATTTAAAACCTTTTTTAGGGTCTGATTCAAACCCATCTAAAAGCTGTTGGCTTTTTTGTATTTCTTCCCTATCAATTTTAATAAAGCCTTGTTTTGCCATAAGTACAAATTGCCTGCCCCAGTTAATCATTAAATCATATTCTGATTTATCTATTTTAATTAGCACTTGATTTTCCATTTTTGGTTTCCCTTCTTTTTGGTAAAATCCTTTTTTTACAACATCTGCTATCGCCCCAAACTTCATAATCATTATAGAATTGATATTCACCACAGTCAAAACAATATCCAATATTGAAGCCACCAGTTTCTTTTTTAAAGTCTGCCAGTGTATATTTGCCATTGCCTTTTTTATTTTTAAAAGTTCCTTTCGTATTTCTGCACCAATTTCTAGCAAAAGCTTCATAGTCTTTATACCTTTTCCCTGATTGCTTTAACCAGTCTATCATTTTTTCAACTTCTTCTTCTACATCTACAATATCATTGAACCTTTCTATTAGAGTAGGTTTATAAGCTTCAATAATAGCCTGACCTTTAGCTTTTTGTTCTTCTTGAATAGAATCTTCCACTGTCACAAAAACCATTGTTTCAGGGTCTAACAGCCCTTGATTGATTAACCTATCAATAACAGCTTTTTGTGGTCTGACATTTGGATTCAATGTTTCTAGCCCCCCATACTGATAATCAATAAAAGTTTTAACCCATATCTTAGTGTCTTCTTCATATAAAACAACCCTGCCTTCAAAGTGTTTAAACAGTTTTAAATACATTTCTTCATCATGGGAAACACTAAGGTGAAAGTTAAATGAATCATAGTCAAAATCAATAATACCTGCATGGTCACATCTAGTTATTAAATATAACCAAATGGCTTTTGTTTCAACACCTAACCTTCTATACCAAGCTTTGTCCCAAATTTTTGTGTCTATATATCTTTTAGCCATTGGCTTCCTCTTTTATTCTTTGCCCTTGTATGTACCACCAGCCATTGCCATTACTTTTAAAGGTTTCATTTCTATCTTTGATATAATCAGGGTCATTAATTCCATTATACATGAATCCATGACTGCCACAGATTTTCCAATTACCTGTGTCTATTTTTTTACTTAATGCTTTTTTTGTTTTCTTCATTCTCTATTAGTAATTCTATATATTTCTTGGCTTTTTTTAAATCTTCTAATCCATTCTTGTGCTTGTGTCTTACAACATATTTAATAACATTACCTTCAGCAAAGCTTAACCCATGAGAATGGGCAAACCTTGTAACTTCTATGCCTTTTGTGTAATAATTTGGATTGATAGGGTCTTCAGGATTTGGCTTGTTCATGTTGTCTTTCTGTGTTTTGTTTTTTGGTGTGTGGACATCTTTAACCAACAGACTTCAAGTTTCTTTGTGGTAGTGTCCCCACCAGTTATCATGCCACAATATTCTGTTTTCATTTCTTGTAAAGGTTTTGAATAATCCACAACATGTGTGCAATGTGGACATATTTTGTTTATAAGTGAACATGTGTCAAACATTTCTAAAGGGGGTAGGAAAAGTGCCAGTGGTAGAGAGTGACCACCGACAAGAAACACACCTACCCCCAACACCACATGCGGTTAAATTATGCAGGATTGACTTTGGCATAAGTTTGAATTAATCCTTCAATGTAGTCACTGGCTTGTTGCTTGGTCATTTCTTTCACATTAAGGGTTTCTAATTTACAATCTTTTTCAATCTTAGACAGCGATTCTAAACCCTTTGTGTCACCCAGCAATTTCATAAAATCTTCCCTTAGTTTCATAATATAGTTATGTTGACTAATTGTTGATTTATCACCACCTGTCTTCATATTTGGTTTGTGTCCAGTAGTTACACCATTTTTAGGAATACTCTTTTTTACTGTTGGCTTTGCGCCTGCAAATGGCATATCTGAAGATTGGTCATACTGAACTAAGTCTTCACCGCCATAAATATGCAAACCTAAACCCTGCAAAGCTATTGCCTTTGCTAAACATCTTTGAATTGATGTATTTATTTGAAAAGAATTTGGCTTTGCTACTGTGTTATTTTTATGGTCTAATACAGGGTGAACTTGTGTCCTGTCAACACCTTCAACTGAAACTGTAACTTGCACAAATGCACCTGCTTCAGTTTTCATATAAGGTTGTCTGCACCCATCAACACCCCACTTGTGAACCTTCCATGTTGAATTAGGGTAATGTTTCAATAAGGTCATTACTGCCCATGCCCAAGAAAGGTAGGTAAACTGACCCTTCTTTTCTAAATGCGCTGAAACATCTACTTTTGAAAGTGTTTCAAATACGCTTTTCTTTGTTGTTGCCATTTGGTTTTTTTCCTTCACTTTTATTTTTATTAGAAGTTTTTACCTTACCACTATCTAAAATTTCATCAAATAATTTAAATAGGTGCTTATTAAGCTTTTGCTGTTCTTTATTTAAATCAATCATAATTTTCAATCATTTCTGCAACCTGCTTTGCATGTAAACCCAAAGCTTTTGCGCAGTTTTCAACTTGGCTGTGTTGCCATGTTCTTTTATTGTGAAGCAATAGTGAAAGCATGCCTTCTGAAAGCCCCATTCTTTTGCTTAACCATTTTTGCTTAATGCCATAGTCAGCCAAAAAATTTATTAATGTGCTTTTTGAATTAAACACACTATTTCTTGGCAACACCCTAGCTAGGTATTTTTGAATCATTTTCTTTCCTTTTTTTAATTTTTTCATTTATTAAAATCAATTATGTACGCTTCTGTAGTGTTTGTTTTGCGCCTTCAACTGTGTTATCTGTAACCAGCCTGCCTTCATGCCAACCACAAGGTATTTTCCTGTTTTCAGTCAAAACCCAAATGTGATATTGATTAGCTGAATTTACCATTCTGCTTTCTGCAGGGAAAAGTTCAACACCTTCTGCTTCTACACCGCAAATATCATTCTTAATCCATTGCTTGTGTTGCCACCCAATAGCATGGTCAGTAGATTTATCATGTGTTTTAATTGACAAGTGAATCCAGTCATTTTCTTCATTAACAAAAACACAATACAAATCATTCACATAAACTTTTTCATTTTCTATGGTGTCCCTATAAGATTCTTTTGCTTTCCTCATTGTCACACCTAATAGGTTTTGTGAAAATTTAGAAATGCGTTTCATCTGTCTATAGATTCTTTTGATAGCCTGTCTTTTTGGTTCTTGTAGAAGTGGGTGTTCAATCCTTTGCAGGCTTTGCCATTGATTTGTTTTAATATTGTCTTTAATTGCAATCATTTATTTACTCTCTTTTTTTAGTTAAATCCCAAATGTGTATTTAATTCTTTTGTCCATATCTTTCTTCTGCCATGCTTCTTTTTCTTTTACACTTCTTTCTTTTTCAGCTTCTTCCATTTCTTGACAAAGCCTATCATAGGTTTCCCAGTTATAATTTTTATCATCAATCAACTTAACAAGTTTTTCAACATATTTTCTAACAACACCTTTTATGTGATTTAAATTATTAGCCCTATAATATTGACCATAATCAAATCCCCACATTTGTAATTCATATTCAGGGTTTATCATTTTACCAGTGCTTTGACCGCTTGGGGTATAATGTTCTTCATAATCAACAATCCTTAATTCAAGAGCCAAAAAAGACTTTGCATCTTGAATATCACAACCCATAAGCCTTGCCATCATTTTTTCATCAAATCTAAAATAACAATCATATTGGTAATCTTCACCTTTTTCAAATTCCCATTTATATTTTCCATATTTTTCAAATTGCTTCATTTATTTACTCTCTTTCAATTTCTATAAGATTAATTCTATGGATGTTTTTAAGGTTTAAGGGGTCAATTATTATTTCATTTTCTTCCCTTTCATCAGTATAAAATAAAACACTTTCTTTTGGTGCTTCTGCTTTTAAAATGCAAGCTTCACCACCCAAACCTAAAAACCTATAGGCAAACATTTTAGCTATTTTAGAATCTGTTGTCCAAGACACACCAACATTAATATCAAAATCAGTATTGTGTTTCAAAAGGATTCCCCTGTAAACTGTTATTGTTTCAGGTAGTGCATCAAATTTGACTTGGCAATCTTCACTGGCGCAAACTACAGGCGCATGTTTAAAGATTGTCAAAACATTATCCCATGTTTCAAATTCATTCAATGGATTTTCTGATAGCTGATAAAGTTCAGCTAGTTCCAAAAATTCATTATAGCTTATTTCATATTCTGCCATGTGTAAAGCTTAAAAACAATTCTTGACAAATGCAAATAATTTTTTACAATTAATTTTAAGCAACAAAAAAGCCCCAGTTAAGGGGCTTGATTGCTTTGTAGCTACACGCTTTATGGCTTCATGCCACCTACAAATTGAAGAACACTAGAATAAATAACCACACAAAGAATATCCACAGCAAACATAGTGCTTCCTTTATCCTTTCTTTCATGATGGGTGCTTTAACATGTAAAAGTGCGTACACTTACCATTCAAAAGTCTATCATAACAAGCATTGCTAATACCCCTGCCACCTGAAGGAAGATTTATTGTTGAATCTTTAAAGTGAAGTAGCATGTCCATTTTGTCTAGCCATTTACCAGTGGAAAGTTCAAAAAACTGGTCAAGACTAAGTTCTAAATACATTTCTTTACCTTCAGGGTCTTTAGGAAAGCCTGCAGAAAGCGCAGTTCTTGAGAACCTGCCAACATAAGGCTTTGGTTCATAACTGTTAAGACCTAGACCTTCTTGTGGTTCAACCATAACACCTAAAGAAACCAGTTTAAACATTCTAGTGGTTTGCTTTTTGTAACTCTTATTTGGAATCCACTTTTGGTGTGGGTATGTGCCTGCTTCCTTTACAATATCTTTTAATTTAGATTTTAATTCAGGAAGTGCATAAGT